TCAGGTAGAAACTTTTGTCGATTAATTATACTCTTTCAGGTATAACCAAAATGTTTCCCATTTAATTATATGTTTTCGTGTATAACCGAAACTTTTTTCGTTTGATTATATGTTTTCGGGTATAACCACCATTTTGTTTTCCGGCTTTTGGCAGTATCCACCATATTTTGCCGTTAATTCTTTCAAGTATATCCGCCAAATATCCGCCAAATATCCGCCAAATTTCCGCCAATATCCACCATTTTGTTTTCCAAATTTGTCGCAATATCCACCATATTTTGCGACAAATTTGCTACTTACAATAACCAATTTTCCATACTTTTTGTGCATTACGATGACCATATTTACCCAAATTTGTGCATTACGATGACGAGATTTCCCCAAAGTCCAGAAAATACATACATTTGTGGAATTTAATTCCAAATATCTCCAAATTTTTGTGGTTTTGGGAATGATTTATAAAGACGCCCCGTAATTTACGCACATGATAATCGGGAATTTTTCGATTATATAGTTGAAAATAATCAAAAAAGGTTGATTTTTGCGAACATAACCATAAACTGGTGCTTTTGGCGAGTTATCACTTGTGTAGTTGGCATAAAAAAGGGGCAGCAAGTTCCCCTACTGCCCCGAACGGACTCACACTATGCTAAAACGGCAAATCCTCTTCCTTTGGTTCCAAATCGGCTGCGGGTACGGGTTCTGGACTCGCTGCAACCGTATGAACGGTCGCAGTTGGCGTTTCGTAGTCTGCTCCCTGCTCCGATGGCGTTATTTTTGTCAGCCTCCATGCCTGTACCTGGTTGTAGTACCTGCCATTGTATTCCCTTGCGTTAAGGTTGAAATAGCAGTCCACTATATCACTTACACCTATGCCGTCGGACCTGTCACCAAACGCCTCAAAAATGGCGCTTTGTGGGTAGTTCCCGGAAATCTCTCTTATTAAAATCTGTTTTAGCGTAAACGGCTTCCCATCCTTTTTACTGGTACCGCTTTTGTCAATAATTTGTTCTACAATTCCTGTGATTTTGTTTTGATTATCCATTATCTTTATTATTAATTGGTTTTTCATTTTCATCATCATCTTCTATTATAGAGCCCTTCCAAGGCTCTCTTATGGGATCGTCTTTCGGTATATCAAGCATGTCCGCGTGTGTGTATCTCACGCCATTTTCTTCTGCGTATTTTTTATATTTACAATATTTACACTCATCCTGCAATGCGAGTTCACAGTATGCCAGATAACGGCACGGACCGGTGCGACAAGATTCGGGAAGGTATCTGCGCGGTGCCTCAAATGACATGGTGGTGTCTTTGAACACCTGTGCTGCTGCAATTTTTATAGCATCCCACTGGTCTGACGAGTTTGGGTCAAGCGCCTTGTCAGCAATCAGTTTTTTCAATGTTATGGAAAACTCCTCTGAAAACGCCTCTTCGGTTTGCTTTTTATCCGACTTTTTCGGTGTGAGAAGGTCTTCAAATTGTGTTATCCTGATTTCCATATATTCCTTTGCGTCCATGGATGACCACAAGGCAGATGCTCTTGAACGGCATTGCGCCTTTGAGAGTTGTGGCGCACAGAATATGTTATATATCTCATCCCGCGGCTTCATGGATATGATGGAATAGTCAAGAGCGTCTTTTTCGCGCTCTGTCAGGCTCCACGGCTTATCGAGTGTTGTCCTGTTGGGTATCTTGTATATCATTTTGCAAATTTAATAAAATTTTTCTTATCCCACGTAGTAGTTTTTGTTTTTATTGAGGTGCAGTAATTTATGATGAGCAGTGGATTTACGATAGACCCACTATCTTCCATATTAATGTCCACGGGATCTTGTGTTGCCAGTATGGTTTCTATGATATACTTAAACCCATCCAACGAATCACAAAAATACCCACAATCTGTACGGTATGCGAGCCACCGCGCCTGCCCAAGCAAATGGTCTACAGAATGCCTTGTCCCAGGTAACTTCAATTCTATACCGCCAAATATATATCCGAAACGAAACATCAAATCTGGTATGTCCTTTATCAAGCCGAGTGACAGCTTTTTCCCGGAGCTTACCGCTCCCTGCTCCGTAAAATTCCCCCACAGGGATCCGCGCATTGTCGGGTATTTCTCGGCGAACCAAATCACGCAATCCGCCTGTAACTGATGCTCGTGTGTGTATTTCTTGTCCATAATTTAGTTGTATTTCTTATCCATAATTTAGTTGTATTTCTTATCCATCATTTAGTTGTATATCTTATTTATTTCCATTACTCTTCCTTCTTTTCATCGTTAACGGCTGTACAAATCCCCAGCGAATCAGCTCCAGGAATACGGTGTTGGCGATCCACCCCTCGATGTAGGCGTTGTTCTCGGTGTTCTGTGGTGTGGAGTTCAGCCCTCGCCCCTGAGCCAGCAAATCGCAGGCGTGCCGGATCTCGTGGACTATATCCCCGTAAGTCATCCGCTCAAACTCATGGTCGAAGTTCAGGATGATGAATATACATTCCTCTCCCTTGTATGTGACAAGAAAAGAATGGGCATACAATTCCCCGCTGCTCCATTTGTCAAAGCCCGGAATCAACTTCTCCACTTTTTCGTAGTCGTTGCTTGCCACTATGTATAGTTTCCCTTTGTAAATCGGGATTTCCCTTCCTTTTATGTAATAATACTTGCCTGTTTGATATTTCTTCATTTCTTCAATTTATTTTTCAATATGTTTTTCTTAAAAAAGTACCAGTACTGCGGTGATATGGACTTTCCATGTTTTGTACGCATAATTTCAATAGCTTCCATGAACGCCTTCTTTGGATTTTGTGAATTCTTTATACACACGTTCATAAGTATCCAGTTGGTACTTTTGCCATCCAATATCCATTTGGCAACATACGATTGTAGCGTATCCCTCTCCGCACCGGGCTGTGTAACCTGGTCGGCAATACGCACCAATTCCACCTCGTAAATTTCCTTCTCCGTGAGGAATCTGTATCCACAGAACGGGCATATGCGGTAGGATAAATGTATGAGCCTCTTGCACCCCGGACACTCTTTTGTGGAAGCTATGCCACCGCCCTTAAGCTCGTTGTGCCACAACACCTGCGTTCTATCAAACTCCGGGGATCCGAACTTTTGCACATTCTCCCCGAAGTCCAATAACGTATAATGCGTCTTTCCCGGAGCAGGCCTACCACCTCTGGCTGCCTTTTGCGAGTAATTGGGGTACGACTCCGTGGCGATGTCCAGTATAACCGTCTGTATGTCGGGGTTGTTATACCCGACACCAAGTATATCCACATTAAGCAATACTTTAAGACTTCCCGTCTCGAACTGCTTCATCACATCACCTCGCACACCACTCATTGCGGAGTCCGTTTCGGGCATTGGTTTGGATAGTACGTAAGCCGCATCTATGCCATTATCCACAAATTCCTTGCATAACTCCACACAATGTTCTGACGATGTGGTGTATACAAGTGTCTTTGTGTTGTATGCCAGACGTGACCACTCCTTGACAATGCCGCCATATCGTGTCCTGTTCCTAAATTTCATGGCAAGTTGCCTCTGGTTCCAATCTCCCGAACTATAATCCCAGTCCACATCGGATAAGTCTGGTGCGTCAAACCCGTAACATTGTGCAGGAACAATGAAGCCCATATCTATCAACTCTGATGCAGGTGTGCCGGGGACTATGATGTCGTATAGCAACCCTAGTTGTGTTTGCTTTCCGCTTCGGCTCCATGTGCCAGAAAACCCGATGACGTATGCCCTTTCATCTATGAAGTCAAATACCCAGTCATTCCATTGCAGGTGTCCCTCGTCTATCAATACCACATAACATTGTCGTATCATTTCACGTACGGATTCCATCTTACCTGCGCGTGACATGAGTGTTTGCGACATAGCGATATTGCATTTCGCGGTGGTGTCTATCACTTTTGTGGCAGATGTTATGATTTGTGTATCCACGCCAAGTTCTGTGAATAAATTGTGGTTTTGCTTTGTGATTTGCTTACGATGCGACAATATGAGCACACGATGTCCGTTTTCCATAGAGCGCAATGCCATAGCAGCAATAAGGTATGACTTCCCGCCACCCTGCTGCAATCTCACTGCAATCCTCCTGTGTGACCTCATGGCGGTACGTATATCATTGACAAGGCGCTCCTGATATGGTCTTAATACAACGTCACTCATCTTTTTTTATTTTCAGTTTCAAGAAGTATATTGAATCAAAAGGCACACCGCGAAGGTACCACTGGTTTAGCAGCCCCCATGACGATATGTTATACAACTCCATAACGTGCTTTTCCGTTGTGCGGGCTATCATGTTCAGATGGTCAATATTGGTAATAGTGCCAACCGTGCCGTCCTGAAAAGTGCATTTGTTACCAACCGCTATTTCTATGTTATTTGTAATAGCCGCGTATGGAACGATAATCTCCCGTTGGAATTTATGTGATATTTCGTGTATCGGTGTTGACTCGATTTCTGGTGACGGAGATTCTGCTGTTTCGTGATTCATATATTTTGTTTGTTTCTAAACGTTTGTTCCGGGGGTATATGGTTATTGATTCTATATCTAAGTTAGCGCACATTTAGAACGCCATCAATCCATTGTTTAAGCGGTTCACCACTTCCAACTTCTTTGTGGTTTATCCAAAATTTTCCGTCTTTGTCGAATACTACCTCATAAGCATTCCCTTTCACTTCCCCGAGCGAAGAAGATAAACGTGCGCTAACATCAGATAAAACACATTTAGCGTGTTCATCCAACATTGCGCGAACATCATTTACTGATAAGTGTTGTATTATGTCAAATTCATCATCCCATTTTTCAGGCTTTTTTCCAAATAGGTGTTTTTCAATTAACTGTTCTGTATTCATAATTAAACGTGTTTTATCTGTTATCCGTTATAGCCAATTAAAGATACTCCCATTCAAATGTCCCGAATATTGGCTCAGGTTCTTGTTGTCCGTAAAATGGATTTTTACCTGACATACTGCCATTGTCCCTGAAGGTGTATCTAAGATATTCTTCAAGTTCTTCTTCTGTGTGTTCAACATCATTAAGTTCAACTTCAAATTCAATTTTTACTTTCATTTTGATTAAGAATTAACTGGCTATAACCCGTTTTAATTATTAATCCATATAACCGCCACCACGCTCCCGGCTAGTACTACCATTGCCGTCATTATAACAACCGTCAATGCCCTCTGAAAGAACCTGGCAATCTTGCCTGAATATCTGTCTGCCTGGTCCTGAAAGAGCCACCCGGCAACGATAACAATAAGTGCCGATATTATTAATTTTCCATATAATGCTGCTTCCATTATTAGAACATTTTCATTTGATTATTTAACATTTTTCTGCGATATTTTTCTTTCGCATCATATCGCAAATGGCATAACTGACATAGAGCAGCAAGCCGATCCAGTTTTACATCATGATTGCATTCATCATGATCAAGATGTGCGATTGTGAGCACTACCCTAATAAATCCATGATATTTTAGGCTTTCGGTCATGTTGCTGTGGCAGTATTTAATTCTTGAATATATCATATCCCATTCTGTTTGGTATGGATTTCTCCACGTTCCGTCAGGCAATCTTTTTATGATAGAGTGGTTTTTTATCCCACAAAACTCGCACTTGTTCCCAGCTCTTTCAAGAACGGCCGGTCGGATTTCCGTTTTCCAGTTCTTTGGATATTTCTTATAGTCTATCGGCATAACATTTTCGTTAGTTTTGCGTATAATGCTGCTTCCATTTTTTATTTTTTTCTTAAGACAATAAATAACATTTTATCTTCAAACACCTCACCAAGCCAGTTCCTTGACATTTTTTCATACAGCTCCTGCATATTCATCCCGTATAACATATATGCCAGACACTCGGCCGTTGTTGATGGCACGACCACAATGCTACGCCCCACAAGGGTGCATTTCACATTGTCAAGCGTAATACACGTGGATCCGATTTCACATTCCGCTATTCTGCTATTCTTGTAAAACCCGAACGGCAGTAACATGCCGATATACGGTGTTTCAATAGAGCGCAGTTCGTGGTCAACGGGTATTATATCAGTCTTCGTCTTCGTCATCTATGTATTCTTTTTTGACGCCCATTTTCTTTTCATACTGCTCCCTGAACCGCCCAATATTTTTCTTTGAAAGATCCTCGTTATAGTCCCTTATGGTATTTGCAATGAAACGAATCAGGGTTAGCATAGCGGATTTCATCCCCATGGCGATACGCATGTTTTCGATAATGCTACACTCCGACTTCATGCACAGGATAAACCCATCGTGCTTTTCCATACCGCCATACAGGTATGGATGTTTACGACCATTACCCACGTTGCGATATATCTCCAACCCAGCCCTTTTATCTATCCCAGACCCATACTCCACGCCCTTTCTATAATAAAAGTTACAGATATAGCACAAACCCCTTTTAATGGACATATCCGTGCCATATCTTCCAAGAAATGACGCCAGGTGGAACAACTTCATATCTATACGGCTCTTAAGGTATAGTATATCAATATAAACACCGACTGACATTGTGCCGTATTTTGACGGGAGCAACGACAACTCATCGTATGCGTCTTCTCTTTTCGCAAATTCCATTGAGACAACGGGGTCGAACAGCTCCACCGCATCTTTCACGCCAAGGCGAAACATGTACTCGCATATCGACCCCATTTCCCGCGCAAGTCTAATCGGTGTCATTGTTGAAGAATATTTCTCCGCCGTCAACCAGTATTTGAGAACTGTCAAGAGAGTCAACCGATGGGGCTATGGTTCTCCCGGCGATAAGTTGGATATTGAATTTCTCGCATAAGTCAGACAGGATTTGTATACCCTTTTCGGTAAATGCCACGTCATCCACAATCGCCAACCGCAATGCCTTCTTCTTCAAATCAAGCCGTGCTGCTTGCAGAATGACACCAATCACCGACCGCTGGAATGAGGAGTACACAAACAGGTGTCGCAGTTCTCCACTATCATTGTGGAAGAATGTCGGGTCATAACGCCCGTCATACATCATCCATATTTCTATCTTACCGCCATCTGTCTCAGTAGGTACGATTGACAGACCCTCAACACCGGTGTTTACGGACGCATATAGTGTGCGCAGTTTGCCAAGTTCATCCTCATATAGCGATTTTGCCGCAACCCATGTCTGCCACATCTTATACCTGTTATGGATAGCGTTTGTTTTTTGTGCGGAAAGCTTCCGATCTTCAAGCACAGCGAGTTCCTTGTCTATGTCGGATGTGTCTACATCGGAAACTGCGGGATATACCACGTTTGGGAAGTTCTCTATTTTCTCGCGGATGTTTTTTATCTTCAGCAGCAATGCCTCATTATCAGGTTCCAACTTCGGCTCTACTATGGATATTGACTTCAACTTATGCGTCATTTCATCGGTAACAAGTTTAACGACATCTTCTGATGGACGCACGAAGTACCCCTGTATCTTGCTTATTATCTCTTGCGCCTCGGTCTTTTCCTTGAGATATTTTTCCTGCGCTTGCTCATGTTCCGCAAGAGCCTTGTTATATGCTTCCTGTTTTACGCGCCGATCTTCACGAAGTTGCTCTAAAAGCTCATTACCTTTATCTTTTAATGCCTGTATCTTCTGCTCCCGATCGCGTTCAAGACCCATTACGGCAAGGTTGTAGGCATCCTTGCTACCACGTTCCAGTCGGTCTTTCTTGACTATCAGCTCTGTTATCTTTGATTCTATTTCAGATATGTCAACGGGCACTATCATCGCCAGTTTATTCTCATCAAACCCCTCTTCCCTGAACCGCTCCATATATGCGCCTTGCGACTGGCACATCATCCTCGCATTATCCCTCAGCCTCTTCTTCTCCTCAATGGACGCCATAAGTTCATCGGCTTTTAGCGCATTGAGTTCATCCTTGAACAACGACTCTATGAGTTTGCGGTGTATGGTTTGATTTTCAGAGAACATATCCGCCATTTTGAACGTCAAGTCCGTGGTAAGCAGTTTCGTGTATTCACTTGCCGTTGCAGCCACACCATCTATTATCGGCTGATATTGCTTTCCGTTCTCATCCAATGAATATAAATAAAACTCAAATTTTGGGTCTCCCGATTTTTCGCCACGCTTATATTCTGAAACCCTTGCCCCGATATATACATTCAAATCGCCATCAAGTAATTGCGCTTGTGTGAAGAACCCTTTTTCAAGTATTGTCTTTTTCTTTATGGCGTCTGTACCCGAAATAGGAATTTTCAGCAGCTCCAGTAAACTGGATTTACCCGCCCCACTCTCACCGACAACCTGTATGAATTTCTTCGACAGAATGTCGGGTGTCAGTCTTACCACCTTTATGGTGTTGTAGTTCCCGGCTTCAAAGCCGATTATTTCTACTCTTTTCTGATTATTCATTTTTTATTATTTCCGTATTTGTAAATTTCAATACTCCGGACTCATCTTTATGTTCATTTGTGATAAAGAAGTAATCATTGATATTGTCTGGGTTATATCCGTTTTTCAGAAACAAATCTGCAATATATATCCTCCACCACATATCTTGAATATAATCCCCAAACTCATCACGTGTAAATTCAAACAGAACACCACGGCTCTTATCCATTGGGTCTATGCAGTCGAACGGATTATCATCGCGTTGTGCATCATACTTCAGAAGAGATATGTTCTCGCACTCCTCAAACGCAAGAAGTAACCCGCCCAGCTGCGACCTGTGTTCTTTGAGTACCGCCGCCTTTTTCTCTTCATACGGGACGGTATCTGAGAACATCCAGTTAGTTTCTTTTTCGCCATACACACATTTTATCTCAAAAATATGAGATACATTATCAGGTGTGCCTAATATGGCGTCGGGTGACGCGCCGAACATGACATCCTCGCGCTTTCTGAATATTTTTTTATCAAAGTCCCGTGAGCAATCCTTTATATTCTTGTTGTAATTTTCTTTCAGCCAGTCTATGGCATACGGCTCATTTTCACTGCCGAATGTCATCGGTCTTGCCGATAGGATTGGCGATGGTATACCACGTTTACGCTCTCGTTGCAGTTTATAAAGGTATGTGATGGCTGTATCTCCCCACACACGTCCACTCCGACCTCTTGTCGTAAGGTCATCCAGTTTTGATGCGGATATATAACCCGTCTTTTCATTGAGCCAGTCATATTCCTTTTTACTCAATTCTATCATAATAAAGCCTGTTTGAGTGTTTCCTCCATGGCGTTTGATATGGTATATTTTACGCGAAGGTCGTCTATTGTGCCACCGTTTTTAAGATGATCCACGCACTTGCTGAAATTTTTATGCGCGGTAGTAAGTGTTTCAAGTGTCTGGGGTGGTGTCGGCGTAGTGGTAGGCGCTTTTTGTCTTGGCGGGATTGGAGATATGCGCAACCCGTCCCCGACCCTCGTGGACTCCCATGTCAGCGTTACCGGCAGGTTTTTAATATCGAGAATATCCCATGACCCCTTGCCGGCGAGTTTTAGTATGCGCTGCTTGTTTACCTTATTGAGAACCATAGGTAGGTCTGTGTACTGATTGGGCTTGAAAACGGCTACAAATTTTGATTCCACGCGACCATTTATCTCTTCCTTTTCGCGCCATTCTATATGGTCTATAACTATGTCGATGTTATTTCCGTTTGGTAGGATAAACACACCTGCGTGTGACGGGTTCCCACCGGCCGTGTAATGTTTCTTTTCCATGATTATTTCTCTATATTTACGTATATCGCCCCATATTTCCCATTTATCTCCTCGCGTTTCCACTTGGATGTGTCTTGCAGGTCTTTACTTGCTGCAATGCGCGTTTTCCCGTTACGTCTAAGGTAACTCTCCGTATTCACCACGCGACCATCATTGATACGCGTTTCAAGTTCTTTTAAAAATTCACTTGTTGTCATATTCAGCTTCCATTTGTGTTAATACTTCTGTAAAATCATTGTCGAGTTCATTTACGATCAATTCAATTTCTTTTGTTTCCATAGTTTTGTTTTTAAGTTATTAATTAAATTACTCAATAGTTTCTTCTTCTTTTCCATTAATATATAGCCTCAATAGGCTTATTTTTTCAGCATTCTCCACTATCGTGCTTACACAATCATCTACTTGAAAGCTCATGGATCTCACCATATCCCCCATTGATTCTTCTGATGATATATGCGGTGTAGCGACAGCAAACCCTATAAGCATTGTTTTGGCATCGTTTATTAACTCCTGACAATCCTCAATAATACATCTCGCTTGCTCGACATTTTTAACATCAACTCGGCTGATGTACACGTCTGCTTTAAATCCAGTCCCCCAGCCCATGATTACTTGTTTTTCATAATTTTCTTAACAGCCTTTTTGCCGCTCTTTGTTTCCGCGTTCTCCTCTATGCTTGCCTGTAATAACGCCTCATTGTCAAGTATCTCCGAGTCGTCTTCCTTGGCGGACTGCTTGGCCATATTATTTGCGCGCTTCTTGTCAAGTTTCTGCATAGCCGTCATTACGACCTTTAGCATTTCGGCATCCGTGAACACCCGTGTGCAGTTGAATAACATAGCGGTAGCGAGCGCCAATTCATTTACATTGTTGTGTTGTAGAAGATACAATGCGTATGCGTACTCCGTGGTTGATTTCGAGAATGAGATTTTCCACGATTTGCTTATGGACTCCAAGTCCAATCTGCTTTCCGTTACCCTGGCTACAAAGCCTTTGCTTAGTTCTGTTTCTAATGTAAACTTCTTTTTACCCCTTTTTGTGAATTTCATGTTATAAGATATTAGTAATACCCTGCAAAGGTAATACAATTTTTCAAATTTACAACATTATAAATAAAAAAGGGCAACATTTCTGCTGCCCTGATTGAGTGATACGCGATTTGTTTATTCGGAATTTGTGGATACTGTTCCCGATCCGGCGTCCGAGTCCCTGTAATTGCTCTCTGCGGCTGCAATCGCCTTGACAAGCATGGTGTATGATGTTCCAGGTGTAAGCTCGGTGAGTGTGACTGAGCGAACGCCTTCGTCGTCGGCAATTTCACCCACATAGTCCACGAATGATCCTTCACCCTCTTTGTATTGACAGATATAACCAACCGAGTTGGCCACCTCATCCCATGAGAACTTCACGCTGGTAGTGCTAAGCGCCAATCCGGTCACAGACGGTGCGTCAAGCTGTTCCTTCAGTGTGGTTTCCGTGATTTCCGCTAAATCGGAATCACCATAAGTAACACCATCTCCAACTGCCTTGACAGATATAGCGTATTCCTTATTTGCATCGAGCATGGTAAACTGGTATGTCAGCAGTTCCGTGGTATCGGTAGTTTCTCCGATCTGCACCTCATATTCAGTGGCGTTGGCAACCTCTCCCCATGTAATGGTTATGTCATTTTCACCCACATCGCTGGCTGTCAGGCCTGCTGGTGCGTCAAGCACGATAAGCGGATCCATGGTGAAGCTATACTCTTCGGATTTGGGTGAGTCTACAAAGTCCACACCATCACCGATAGCCTTAACCCTTATCTTATAGGTAGTGCTGTGTGTACGACCCGTGAGTTCAGCCTTAGCAACATCCACACCTACCCACGCGCCATCATCAATCTGGTAGGAATATCCTTGGGCGTCGGCATCCCCATTCCATGTTATGGTTACTGTATTGGGCGTCATTCCGGAAGTGGCGAACCCATCAGGTGCGGAGAGAACCATTAGGCTACCAAGTGCTGTCAGCAACAACTCTTCGTCAACGGCAAGTGTATTTCCCGTAAGGTCTCCATATAATCCCTGCAATTCGTGCAGGTATTTCACCATTATGCACTTATCCCTGTCAGCATACCAGAACCACTGGCCGTTAATTTGCTTAATTTTGATAAAGCTGATGTTGTCATTGACATACAGCCCATTACTTAATGTGAACCCGGACGATAGCAACACATTGGCCGCCACGGGTATCCCAGAAAGCTCATCGAATGAGTACTGGAAAGAGTTGTCTGTATCGTTGTAGTTGATACCGCCAATGCCAACGCTTTCAACTTTTACGATGGCCACATCCTCGGAGCCTTCCTTTTGCCCGTAGAGAACTTGCCCGATTTTAATTCTTGTTGAATCCATAGTTTATTTTTTTAGATTGTTATTATTTGAGGACGTGCCCTCGATATTATTTTTATTCTCAGCAACCGCTATGGCTGCTTGTGTTTTTACGGCTTCCGCATTAGCCTTGCGTTTATCATCTGCCTCCAGTCTGCTCTTTTCCTGCGGGTTGGCAAGCGAGTGTTCCTCTACCGCGGTGTCACGTGAAAGTACCCCAGCACGATGTGATTCTATTATAATCTGTGCCTCTTCTTGCAGGTTTTGCGGTATACAGGGCGTAAATTGATAAGAGAACCGCAACCCCATATATCCCGTAATGTCTTCCTCTATAATACCTACCGCCTCTGCGAATATGGAGAATAAGCGTTTCATCTGATTATCTATCCGGGGGTAGAAGTTTGTAGCCCATTGTATCTCAGGGAAGCATAACATTCTCAGGTATGCGCCGCTATCATTTTGCCCTTTCAAGTCCTCGTGGTGTATGAATACCGTTTTTGTGGAGTCAAGGAGTGTTCTCATGAGTTTGTTGAACGCGGTTTCCAACATGCTTGATGCGTTTGGCGGTTCCAGTATCTTGGCATCCCCATGTTCGCTTTCCGAGGCGAATACGCGCCCCTGGAAGTCCGTTGACGGCAGCGCTATTGCACCGCCTTTCAAGAATATATACGGGTTGAAGAAAAACCTGCCACTTTCCAACAAATCGGAAACAAGCAAGTCCAGTTTGTCGCATACATCCTGTGCTATGCCCCACGGGACATCCTTTTCACGGAAATAAATAAATGGAGCCTTTGAGAACCCGTGCGGTGTGGATGAAATCAATGAATACCCATCTTCGGATCTTGCGGAAGGTTCCGCGCCAAACGATGCCTTAATCTCATCATCTGTTGCTTTAATCCATAACTCCACCTCTTTTCTTTTATAAAGTTCAACCGCATCGTGTCCGTCAATCTGGAACATTCTTACGCCCATCGAACTTCGCTTCCCGTCAATATATTCAAAAGCCTCATTCACACAATCCCCGTTTTCATACCCGAATACTTTATAGTGTATCTCCTTTTCATCTTTGTATATCGCGATGGCGGAATCGCCTGTACCGAAAAGGTGGTATCCCATTTGAGACAGGCACGCGGTCATGTTTGTGGAGTTCCACCACGCCTTGAAGTTTGCCATTTTTTCTGAGTTCTCATCGCCCGATTCATTGCCGAACCATAACGGGTTGCCAAAACAATAGCCGGTTTTATTATCACGGATAGACGATTGTATGGGCAGTCCGACGCGTTCCACATCCTCATAGCCCTTGAATACATATTCTCCTGTTGATTCGATATACCGATACTTGGGGCGTAACGACCTGACGTTTGTTGAGAATACTTCGTGAGCCATTGGTGACAGCTCTTGCATAAAGGCAGTTTGGTCAAGGATGAGTTTCTTCGACGTGTTTAGCTTCATTGAGGTTTGCGGTATAAACGCATCGGTAATCGCAGTGGGATGCCTCTCGGAACCCTTTGTATATACATTCCTTGACCATAATGGCTTTTTCGTATAATCTGAAATTTTCATTATTTTACCGTATTTTCAGCAAAATTACGCTAAAAAATGGTAATAAATCCATAAAAAAGATAAAAATATGCACATTAATCAAAATCCCACACCAGCCGATAGTCCATTTTCCCATATATACGTGGTTTCTCTTTTCTCGGTCTTGCGTCAAGGTCGAACTCCATGCGAAATGACATGGCATCTACGTAGTCCGGGGATAGCTTATATGACACCTTGAACTCATCCTTGTTGCGGTAGTATATCTTACCGTTCCTATCAACCCTTCTAAACACGTTTCGTTCCTCAATAAGTATGTCGAGCAACGTGGTCATGGTTCTTTTCGGCCCGTGTGGGAATTGGGTAAACTTGTCTATCTTGCACGATATTTCTCCTTTTATAATGGCGGCCTCCAATTTACCCAACAACTGGCTTCTTCGTGTATAATAAGATTCCATTACGGATTGGTTGCCAGCCTCATCATACTCGACTATCGGTCTTGTGTTTGAAATTATAGGTCTTCCCTGCTTGAATTTTCTCATAAAGAACCCGGAACCGGATGCGTCAAATGAGAAGTTGTATACGGGCACGCTATACTTATGGAGCATAATGTCAGACCACTGCTCTATTTCGTCAGGCTCTCTCCTGTCTGATGTTTCAATAGCGATTATCGTATGTCCTTCCCATATCATCATGACGCATACGTCGCCACCAGCCGCCACGTCCATCGAAGCGAACCGCTCCGTTGAGCCGTCTGTCGGGTTGGCGAATATATCGGCTATTGCCTGTTGACTGATACGCACATCCTCTTTTTCGATTGGCCCGAAATACGCGTATTTGATTTTCATGCGCTCTGTATATCCCACGTTATACAGGTTGGCGACACTCCCTCCCTTTGTCTCGTGTACCAAAAGTCTATTATCAGCCCCGCACCCCGAGAATACGGTAAATGATTTTATAAGGTCGGTGGCCTTTATCTTTGCTTTCTTTTCCTCTTCCGTTGGGTCAATATTGCATCTTCGTATAAGTTCTTCTTTTGTATCAGCGAACTCCACGGATTCCACTGTATCTCCAGCCACGAAAAAATATCTTATCTTTCCAAGCATTTCAGGTATGAAATACCAGTCGGACCCTATGTAACCAGCCTGTTTCATAAACGATGTAGTCCAATGCTCATGCAACGCGTTGAATGAACAGACCGTTGTCGGAGGGACTCCCGATGCGTCCCTGTTCCTTGAGAAAAAGTATACAAACGTGCGGAACTCCTCGATTTCCGTCACCTCGTCCCAATACGCATAGGCGCATTGGTTTTTCTTCGCATAGTCCTGGAACAACTTCCATTCGCTTTCATTTTTCGTATTGAAGTTCATGTGCATCATCTGCACGGAACTATTCCATTGCGACCAGAACGCTGTAGGATAGTCTGTCCCCGAAACTTCGCAACCGGCAAACCCGTCATAAACCACCTTGAAGTCACGTAGCAACGAACCACCTTTCTTGCTATCCTGCAAGCGCTTTGATATGAGTTTTGCTGTATATTTTTTCTTGTCGATACCACTAAGAGCCTTTAGGTAGCCGGAAAAGGTGTTGTGGGTTACGATGTAGTTATCTGTAATATATAACCTATTAGGATTGCTAACACGTATACAGCGGCACTTTTCTTTACCAATATACTCTATCCCAATAATTTCCCTTGAAAGTTCGGTTTGACCTCTTCGATATTGAGAAACGCATCTCTCTTTTTTCTTTGGAAGAGTGACATAATTATCTGCGTTTTTCAAGTTGATATTCAGATAATAGGATAATACACCCTGAAGCCTCTCTCCCTTATATGTGTAGTGTGGTAATTTCTTATTTATTGTACAATTACCGCCAAGACTCCACACTAATTCCTGGATGTCCTTTGCTAGACTTAAACTTATGGTGCTATATCTGAGAACGTGGAACTTCTCTACATTCCCATCTGTATCCATAAGTCCACGCAGTAGTTCTGTTCGGTTTTCTATACTAGCAAATTTATACATCACAGGAATAAATTTAGTTGCAGCTAAACAACCCCAAAGATTGAGTTTTTTTAAATTTGATACAAAGTTAGAATCTTGAATCTTATGACCACATTTATAATACGTCTTTGTTGGGTATCCTAACTCTCTAAATCTATCTAGTATTTCAATATCTGGGCAATAAATATAAGCCGATGATAGAGTATTGCTCATGCACCCATCCCCCAGCATCGCCCCAAGCACGTATGGATGTATTGGTAGTTTTTCTTTTTGTTCATAAAAAACGGGGTCTGGGAGGGGTATATATACGTGCTGACTATCCTCTTTCTCCTCCATAACTTCAATAAGTTCTTCGAGAGTTCCTACTGTCCACTTCGCTTTGTGGTGCTGTTTTGTGATTTTATATTTCCATAGATGCTCTCTTGTACATCTACAAGAAGATCCATCATGCATTTTTACGAGAAATAGGTCAGTCTCTCCAAGTTCGTAAATTTGCTCCACTGTTTGAACTCCGCTTTCAGTGTCAGATATTTCGCTCCCTACCCCAAGGCTGCCCATCGTAACCCAGCCATTAGGCGTAGAGATAAGTGACTTATAATCAGCCCCTTTCCCCATAGTAGCTTCACCCGCAAGGAATATAAGATTGCACTCACTGGCTATAACATTTTCCTGCAAGCCAAGTTGCGGACAGAGGTCTACGTCCTTGCGTATTTTGAAATCATCGAATTTAGTCCAGCCCTCGTCTTCAACTGTTGCCAGTTTACGTTGCACTTTCGGGTATGGTTCAGGGATCGGAATTTCTCTATTCTTTAAGACAAGCATATTTTGTGCATATATTTAACGATACAAAGGTAGTAAAATTATAACAATAATGTTACTTTTGTTGAAAATGTTTATATGACGACAATGGGGAATGACGAAAAGGACAAGTCGCAATACGGCAAATGTGCCTATTGTGGGAAGTCGATGCCATTCAGATTGTTGAAATTGAACGGTACGGTAGACTACTCGTTACGTTGCAGGGATTGTAAGCACACCACGTTTTTTCACGTGGAGCATAAGGATGATGATCCCGTCGCGAAAGTTGAGTAATTTATACCTATATATATAAGCCCCACACAGGAGCAATAAAAAGACTTATTAGGTCTATATGCGGCATAATGTCGGGTATAGACCTTTTTTGTATATTAAATTATTTATTAACGAATTGTAGAAACACTATGAAATTCACAAAAGAACAGGCACTTGAAAGCATCAAGGCCAAATTTATCGGTAAATCAGGGAAGACATCCCAAAAGGTTTCCGATATGACAATCTCCGATACAATAGAGTCACTATTGGACATCGAAGGCGTAGTAACAGACGAAACCGAGCTTGGCGATTTTGTTGAAAAAGTAATGCCTTCCATTAAGGCGCTGAACAACAACATAATCAAGGAGCAATCCGATTTCGTAAAGAACTACAAACCTGAACCACCCGCAACTCCGAAGCCGTCAACGAGTGAGTCAACGCCAACGCCTGAACCAAAACATGAAGCAGGCAAGGTTGACAGCGAATCCCTAAGAAACATTTTTCAGGAAATTTTTGACGCCAGGCTAAACCCCGTCATCGAGGAATTGAATGGAATCAAAAAGGACAGGGAAAGACAAATGAGGGAGAAACAACTTTCGGAACTTACAGAATCACTGAAATTAACGAAAGATTGGAGGGCTGACTTTGACCTCGCCATGGAAGTGGCAACGCTGAAACTGGGTGAGAACGCATCTGCCGATGAGATTTTCGCAGAGGCGAAATCCAGATTCAACAAGACATTATCGGCAAAAGGTCAAACATATGCACCGGCAGACGGAAGTGGCGGAGAGGGAGAGGGAACATCGCCTCTTAAGGGGTATATCGACAAGGTACAAATGGAACGAAAGGCCGCTGCTGAAAAAAGCAAGGGGCTTAGCGATTTCCTTGGCATATCCGGGGAGGCAAAAAAATAGAGTATGGGAAGGTCTCATGCTGCGGTGCGACTCCGCGTATCATTATTAATTAAACAATATTAAAATGAGCCAAACTTTACAAATGATCAAGTGGTCAAAAACATATGGCGGCGCTCGCAATGTGTTTACCGGATCTGCTAGTGGAGTTACAAGTGGTCAGTATTTTGTGGATTTAACGAAACTGCCTGATGGTGATGTCGGATGTATTCCTGCTGGAACTCCGATACTCATCGACGACGCAGCCCGTACAATAGCCATACATTACGCATTTGAACTTTACGAAGCGAAAGCCACCGGGACAGATGCCACTTTTGAAGCAAAGATTAAGAAAGGGCCTGAGGGGAGTCGCATACAGGCTGGGATGATTCTCGGAGTAGCCCCATCAACTCTGGCAGGCCTGTCAGAACCAACAACTGATGTATATACCGTGGGTACTATTGACAGGACAACCAGCGCCCTTTATGACGTCGTGACGGTATCCAACCCGAACTCTGGTGGGACTACTGCTACACTTGCTGCTGGCACCGTGTTTATTGAAATGTCCGAAGTTGGGGAAAGTTCTGGTAACTATTACGCAACGGTACTTCCCAATGGATTCACTTTCTATGATGTGTCAAAACACGACAATGCCATACATATGTATGGTGTTGACGGACTGTTCTGCCAACATGATGGTGTACTGCTTGTAAACAGAATACCGCCTATTGCAGATTCCATACGCGACTATATGCGCAGCAAGGATGTATATGTACGTTATTCAGTGTCTAAAGAATAAGGAGAATAAGTTATGAATAGAGATTATCAAAATTATAATTTATACGATCTCGCCTCGAATGTGGGCGATTTCAAGATGCTGCTGGACACTGTAAACAACAAATACAACCAGGCACTGTGGAAACAATTCACAACTGTACTTCCCGCATCAAATAGCCATAGATTTTCGGCTATCGTAGAAGAAACCAACGTTATCGTAAAAGCATCACCGCTCGGATCAATGGGTAAAAAGCCCCTGCGTTCCTTTGAAGGTGGAGAGGCTTACGGAGACTCCATACATAAAATAGGTCACGGGTTCAAACTGGATCAGTCTGACCTGAACCACATCAAGGAGTTGAATCTCGTAAACTACGATCTTGGATATGAGATGGTCAAGAAATACATGGGACGTGCTGAAGCCATCGTTGGTGGCTTCCATACTGCATGGAACTCATGGGTATTCGAAGCTCTCTCCGATCAGCAAATCACTCTAAAACCGCAAGGACATGAAAGGGGCTTCACCGTAGACCTTCGCACTCCAGAAGCCAACAAACTCGTGGCATCCACGGCTGCATGGTTCGGAGACGGAGAATATGACATCATCAAAGACCTGAAGCGCATGAACGCCCTGGCCGATGATGACAGTGTCGGTATGCCTTCCAATAGGGTATACCTGTGCTCCAAAACACTGTATGACAAAATCATCGCCGATGCTGGTGTTATAGCCGCAATCAAGGCATACATGATCTTGTCAAGTGATGACCTGCAATTAAATGACAGGTATATCAGGCAGCAGTTGTCCGTGGCTTTTGACCTGCCGCCTATCGTACCCATTGACGAGAAGTCCAGGATTGAAATCGACGGTGTGCCTACCGTAGACAACGCTTCCTTCAACGACAAAAAGATCGTGCTTGTTCCCGTTTCGCAGCTCTTCAATATGCACAACAGCCCGTCTGACTACTCGCAGGACAGCAACCCGAACACCATTAAATCCGCCTTTGAGGGTGGGCTTATCGGTGCCATACAGCTGTATGAGTCCGATCCTTTCTCTGTAATAACCAACATGGAGTCATGGTCGTTTATCAGCTACAAAAATCCCAAGTGGGTCGTATCCCTTGACACCAACTCTACTTCCGAATAACAATTAAAACTAACCGGTATGGCAACGATGACAATAGAACAGTACCTTCAGGTATTACCTAATTTCACATTCCCTGCGGACTTTATAAAAAAGGCTATGGGGTTAAACGGCATACCGGAAGGTTCTGATGCGTTTCAAAACAAGGAAGGATGGGAGAAGAAGCGGGATTTAGCAGAAGCCATGATGTGGGAATTTGCTTGTGGGCTTGTATCAAGCATCTCAGGCGGAAAGAAGCAGATTGGCAACAGGGCTATAACCTACGCTGCGATACAGGCGACATCCATTGACAGGGCAAATTGGACAGCACGTGCCAATGCGCTTAAGAAGAAGTGGGGAGTTGCTGTAACCCCATCCGATGCAGGTAAAATAAGGGATGCGTCCTTTTTATGGGGAGCATCATATAACGAATAAAAACTATGAGTGAGTTAGACTTTTATCCAGATAACTGCGTTTTGAAACGCGCAACGGGTACTGTTGATGCTCACGGAGATGAGGTCTTTGACTTATTGTATGAAGGTGAATGCGGGTTGCAGTTCCCGTCTGGTGGAGCAACGTCTCTTCAAGGCGGGATATTGCAATCTTATCCGGCTCTCATGATACCCGCAACTGACATATTGCTGAAGCAGAATGACACGATACTCATAACCATGGACTATGGTCGTGAATTGAGGGGCACTGTGGAGCAGTACGATGTTGTGGCGTATGATGATGAGTTGGCTGGTGCAACGATATGGCTTGACTCTGTAATTGATACGATGGAAGAATGATAGCAACAAACCTAAGTCAATACAACACCCGTAACAGGCGGCTTTTTGAAAAGGGGCTGACAATGTACATTGATACTGTGGTGGAAAACGAGATCGACCGTGTTTTCAACCGCGTCATCGATAGGGTGTATACTTGGCTTGATGGGTATGAGCGTGAATGGAAATCCCGTACCTTTAACCTATATGACAGTATAGGGTTCGGGAAATATAAACATGGCGTGCTATGGAGATTCTATCAAGACAAGGGCAGAAGGGCAACGGAAGATAAGAACCTATGGATAGCCAAGGGTACCGTGGTTGCGATAAACGGCTTCGAACTATTACAGGCAGCTATTGGCAGCAAGGAGGGTGCTGGGTTCGCAGAATATTCTCTTGTACTTTTTGCAGCTGTGCCGTATGCCGAGTGGGTTGAACTATCACTTGGAGATGGCGGAAGCAACAAGATAGGAAAAGGGTGGTGGAGTAATGGCATAGTACCTTATACTCGGAAGGTGTTCCAAGAGGAGGCGCATAAACATATTGAATCTATTTAATGATGAATATAAGCGAAGTAATACCGGAATTAGCGTTTAAGTCCTTTTTGGAGGACAACGACATCACAGGCATTTATCATGCCGGGATACCGACATCGGGAGTGCTTAGCGAGTTCATTACCATATCATTAAATGGGAACATAAACTCACAGTCGGAAGATGGCAGCATATTGCAGTGCACACTTATGGTAGGAGCATATGTGAAACTGCTGACAAACGGGACTGTGAATTTCGTAAAGGAGAAGATTGTTATGAGCAAATTTTCCGAGCTATTCCCAGCGGAATACACCTACGAAGGCATCACCTATACATTTAGACCAGACCTTAGAAACTTAGTGTATAGTGGAAGAAACCTGTATTCAGGCTATTCCACAAAAGCACTAAACATACAAGTAACTATTAATTAACATTTTTAAATTTTTATATTATGGCTTTAGTTATTGCACAATTAGATGGAAGTGCGAGCTTTTTCAAAGGCTATTCCACCGGGATCATATTTGATGCTCTCGCTGGCTCGGAGACTAACCTCGGAGATTTGGATACCCCTAAATGGATTGGCTCTATTTTCCAAGGATCGACTTCGTGGACAGGAGAAGCTCCCACTATGACACCACACCGCAATGAGGATGGGAACAGTGTTTACACTTTCGCATCCGGCGGATCTTCCAGTTTGACACTGGATATTATGTCCACAGCAGACACAATCATAACGACATTCCTGAAAGGTACCGAAATCAAAAACGCAGACGTGGGCGACCCCACATGGATTGCCAGTGCAGCGTCTAGCACCGTTTCCGCCATTGGATGGGGAGACCAACTTCCCGTTATTGAGCGTCCTTTCGCATTGGTGAACGATCTGGATAATCAGATTCTACTGTTCCCCAAAGCCCTTATTGCCGCAGCTATCGTAAACAACGACCGCGCATTGCATGTACGTCTGAACATCAACGCCCAAGAACTCCCATCCTCAATGACCTATCTGAAACCCGTCATGTTGGTTCGCGGACTGCTTGAACTTGGCGATATCACTACGTAGGATTTACTTAGTACCAAATTAAAAGGGGGTAGGGTATGTATTGCCCCGCCCCTTTTTTATTTATTAATTATATAACATAGTTGTTACATTATGGAATCAACAAAGAAAGCACCGAACGAAAAAGGCGCATCATTAGCGGCACAACTCAAGTTGAGGGAGATTGCCGAAAACAAAAAAATGAGCATAACGCTCGGAAAAAGAACTTATAAAGTACACAGACTGGGCAACTGGACTTCCACAAAGATTACCGAACTTATGTGGAAATCGCAGATATTAGTAAAGGAAGGCTCCAATATGGAGATAAATATGGACGCGTTGATAAACAACCGCACCGTTGTACCACGAGTATTGTCATATGCCATATTGAAATATCCGTGGAAAATACGGCTGTTCCATTGGTGGACATGGCGTAGGATAAACAGGGATTACACGCAGGAACAATATAAAGAAGCCCTGAGTAAGATATTTAGTTATGGTATGGACTTGGATTTTTATTTGTCGAATTTGACATTCCTTCTGCAAGCTGCGATGCCGGAGATGATGATGGCAAAGGAGACTATTTCGAGTATCGCAGCAAAACAAAGCTCGGAGCAGAAAACGACATCATCATCGCGCTCTACGGGCAAGTCTCAAGGTATACCGAAAGAAAATACCGACACGAAGACAGCATCGTCAAGCAAACCATAATGCTTGCCGATAAGAGCGGATTGAGGAAGAGGGGGGAATACAAATTCCCGTCACAGTTGAATGTGATGCCGATGTCGGATGAGGCCGTAGCTAAAATGTGGGCAAGGTTTGTGCCACGCAAACAAAAGCCCGCCGATATTGACAATAAACCAACCCCGGCTGTAACGGCGGGGGAATAGATATATGTGTTTAACACGTTATTAATAATTGCATAATGGAAGATAATAAATTAGTTTACCCAGTTGGGTTTGACCTTGAAAAGGGTAGAAAAGAGGTTGTTAAGGTTTTTGACGAAATGCAGGGGCATATCGAAAAAATCACCAAAAAGATTAATGCATCGTCTGGCAAGAACATCAAGGTTGGTGAGATAAAGAAGCAACTTTCTATCTTAAAGGCTACCGTAGATGCGGCAGCAAAGGGTTATGCAGGGTTGGCAAGTGCGCAAGGGAAAGCGGCCGTGGCTTCCGAGAAGGTGACACAGCAACAGAACAGGACGGCCATATCCGCCAAAAATCTTGAATCAGCGACTTATCGAGCAGAGGCAGCAAAACTCCGACTTGCGAATACGCAAAATAAGGTAAACGCCGGCTTTAAGACACAGTCCCGTCTAATGACGCAGCTCACCTCACAGATCGGGATGTATGCTTCCATTTATGCACTGCAAAGATTCGCCACAGCCGTACGTGATATAACGGCGCAGTTCGAGTTGCAGCGTGTCGCATTGACAGCCATACTGCAAGATAAGGCTGCGGCAGACAAGATTTTCGGACAGATATTGGTGCAGGCTCTTGAGTCGCCATTCAGGATAAAAGACATCATATCATACACCAAGCAGTTGGCCGCCTATCGTGTGGAGACAGAGAACTTGTTTGAAACCACGAAACGTCTGGCTGACATATCGGCAGGTCTTGGTGTCGACATGAGCCGACTGGTGTTGGCGTACGGACAGGTGCGTGCCGCATCGGTACTTCGTGGGCAGGAGTTGAGGCAATTTACGGAAGCTGGGATCCCACTTGTAAAATTACTGGCGGATAAATTCACGGAGCTTCGTGGAACTATGGTATCAACTGGTGAAGTATTTGAGCTTATCTCACGCCGCGCTGTACCATTCCGCATGATAGAGGAGATATTCAACGACATGACGGACGCTGGTGGTATATTCTACAATATGCAGAAGATACAGGCAGAAACATTGTATGGTGTATGGATGAACTTGAAAGACGCCTATGACAAGATGTTCTACGAAATGGGGCAGAAGAATATGGGTGTGCTGAAAGGGCTTGGGCTGTTTCTTAGGGGAATGGCGGATAATTGGGAGACGATTGCAACAGTTTTACAATCTGTTATTGCTGGGTATTTATCCTATATCGCCGTT